TTTTTCTCGAACCTTCCATGCTCTGATGGAAAAGAACCAGACCACCCTTCTAGTTTGAAGTTTGGAGCAGAAAGAATGCGGTTGGCTGTTTCACCACATTCACACCTAAAACTAATTGACTCATAATCAGTCAGTCTTTCGGTTTTATGCCCGTTTGCACAGGCAAAATCAAACATTCTTTTCATTTAGTTCCTCGTATGCTCTCTCGCTTGCCTCTTTCAAGGTTTTCAGCCAAGTAAGTATAGAAAGTTCACCTTTTTTGAATTGTAGGCTTTGTTCATCAGAAATAACAGATATATTATTCAACGATGCAATCATGGTGTCAATATCCTCCACCAAGTCTTTCCACCCATCACTTCCCATCATCGAGAAGCGATCTTCATAGTATTTCTGTAATTCAGGATTCACCAAGGCACTCCAGTTGCTTTAACAGGATTCTTTTGCAATTCAATCTGAGCATCCAAAGAAGCCTCTACAGCGTCTTTATCCACACCATTGGCCCATATCCATCCTAAGACAGTTTCCTTTGTCAGAGAAGCGTAGGGAATGGTTGCAGTGCCTTTACTCCATGAGCAAGTGCTGTACACAGAGGCAGAGTAATCCCCATCTGTTGCAATTGCTTGCCAATGTGCTGTAGTGACAAAACCATCTGAGGTTTGTCGGTCAAGTTGACTGATGTTCCAAGTAATCATGCTGACTCCAAAGCGGTTATACGGGCAGTAAGTTGGGTGATGAGGGCTTGTTGCTCTTCAATTCGGATCATTGCCTCTTGCAGTGCTTTGACAGATTTCATAAACAGCACAGAGGTCTTGACCGACTTGGTAGTAGTTCCAAGGTCAACGCCATCGCCATCAACATCTTTATGTTCGCTGATAAGCCCTGGAGATATTTGCTCCAATTCTTGCGCTATCACGCCCAACTGCACCAAGTCTGATGGATCATCCTTCATTTTGTATTTGCGAAAGCGGATTGCCTTAATGTCTGCCCATTGCGAACCTGCGTCCACAATGTCGGTTTTCATCTTGACATCAGAGATTGCGCCGTATGAGCCGTTTGTGTTGGTGACATTACCCGAATCAGCCACATTGAACTTGTAAGCTCCTGCGCCTTCATTAAAATAACGAAGGACATAAAAGGTGTCGTTTGTTGTATTTCTTGTCATCCGAATCTGCACCGCTTGTCCCGTGTAGCTTGCGTTTGTGCAACTTATGTGTACGGATGCGTTTCCTGCGTCTGACTGCCTTAATTCGTGATATGAATCAGTGCTTCCAAGATAAGTTCCAGCATTACTTGCTTTAAAGTAACCGCCAGATGTGATACGGGCGCGTTCTGTGTCGTTGGTTAAAAACTTAATTAATCTTGAGCCGTAGGCATACAACGCAATCTCTGTAGTTGTAGCTGAAACTTGGAACGCATTGGCATCGGCTGTATCTCTAAACTGTAATAACCCGTTACTACCAGCAGACGATGATGTAATGAGAATATTTTTCCCGGCAGTTGTATCGCCAACTTGAAGGCCAGGAAATGTTCCATTTGCTGATGTGCGCCCCACCATCAAGTTACCGCTGGAGTCGAGAGTCATCGCCTGAGTAAAGCTGATAGCGTTTCCAGCTGTGCCAGAGGGGGCTGTGTACCATCGAAACCCGCCGTTACTGTTCAGTTCGTAGCGTGTTGCAATATCGGTTAATAGGTAAGTCCATGAAGTTCCATTATGGTAGCAATTTCGAGAAATAAAACCCTCGTTACCTTGGTCACCGATTGCAATAGTCGTAACAGAACCCGCAGGGTTACGATTTATTTGAATGGCTTTGCTTCCGCTTCCCCAAGCACTAGGCGTAACACCCACGCCCAAATTGCTACCATCAAAAATTAAATTTGCAGAGCCAGCAAATGCGCCAGCATTGTTGTATTGAACTTGATTGGTAGAGCCAGCAGGAGTTGCGCTAGGAGTAGCCCAACTGCCATCCCCACGCCAGAATGTGCTAGATGAAGCAGATGTACCGCTATTCAAATTAGTGACAGGAAGATTTCCGCTGACATGAGTAGCTAGACCAACCTTACCCCAACTAGGAGCAACACCCACACCACCAGAGATCAGTGCATTACCAGTAGCAACATCAGCAAGTTTTGACAATGCTGTAGTGGTTGACGCATAAAGCAAGTCCCCAACTGCATAGCTTGATTGACCTGTTCCACCAGAAGTAGCCACTAGGGTTGCTGATAAACCAGCCGCAGTCCCTGTGGTGTTTTGGTTGAGAGTGGGAATATCAGCAGCAACAATTGCCCTGAATGTTGGTACTCCAGCAGACCCATTGGGTGCGGCTAAGACAAAGTTTGCAGTCTTAGATGCGTATGGATTAAGCGTATCTCCATAGCCACTTGTCAAGGAAATAGCAGGAGTTGCCCCGCCACTAGACACAACAGGTGAAGTGCCCGTAACAGAGGTAACTGTTCCAGAACCCTTGTTGTTAAATGTTGTCCAATCAGCAGAACTTAATGCGCCTCGATTGGTAGCAGAAGCAGTTGGTACATTTAAGGTGATTACTGGGGTTGTGGTGCTGGTAGCTACAGTAGAACTTAAATCAGTTCCCGATGTTCCTAAAGTTAAAGCCGCCACACTTGTGACTGTGCCAGAACCCCCGCCACCCGATACAGTAACAGTTACATCATCGCCTGAATTGGTAGCAGTTACTGTTGCACCAACAAAATTGATCTTTTTAACACCACTTGTGATGCTTGTGCCTTCATCTAAGATAGCCACGGCCCCATTGGTAGACATGGTGCTGATGACTTTGATCTTTTCAGCAACATCAGCAGATACAACTTCACCAACATTTATCTCTCGACCATCAGACAAGGAAATTATTAAAGAACCATCAAAGTCAATGTTTGCATTGACAACAGATATGCCATCTACACCATCTACACCATCACGACCAGCTTGACCATCAACACCTCTATCACCTTTTAGCCCATCTCTGCCTGACTTACCATCTTTGCCATCACGCCCATCTTTGCCATTAGCGCCATCCCGCCCATCCTTGATAGATGCAACACGCTTTTCAATAGCAGTGCCAACGCCATCAAAACGATCACGAATGTCAGACTCAATCTTCTTGAGTGCTTGGACAACCAAGTCAACATTCTCGCCAATCTTGCGTTTTTGAACTTCTTTTGCTTCAACAACAGACTGACGAACTGAATCCAAAACAGCCATTTGCTGTTCAGGAGTCATGTTCTTGAGAATTAACTCTTTGGCTAGGCTTTCAACATCCATTACTGAGCCTTTTCTGATTGACCGCTAAGTTGTGCGGTTAACTGGTTTAAGAAGTCTTCTTCCATTCCAGAAATCTTATTGTTTTTCTCTGCCATTTGTAGTTCAACAATCTTTGACTTGTTCTTAATGTCAGCTTCTTTGAGCATCAATTCAGCAATCTTGACCCGCTTATCAAACTCTTTGCTGGCAGTATCACTCTCATTTGGCAGGTTCTTGGTTATTGCCGCCATGTTCTTGGCTTGCATTTCCTGGGGCATCAACTGCGCCTCAGTCAACAACTTCTGAGCCTCTGCACGATTTTGTTCAGCTTGAGTCGTATTGACAGCAATCTGAGCCTGTGCAGCTTGCATTGCCAACTGCTGTTGCATCTGTTGCATTTGCTCTGCTTGCGGGTTGGGTTGGCTCATCTTGTCCAACTGTTCCATCAGTTCATAGCGGTTGGTCAATGAAGAATTAGCCAAAACACCCTTCAGAATCAGTGGCAACACAGGAGTGTTGGGGCCAAGGGTCTGGAGCAAGCCAATGAACATCTGTTGTTCATGCTCACGGGCAATGATTCCCAAGGTGGCAGTAGGAATAAAGGTCATGTCCACTGAAGGGTAACGCTCTGGGTCAAACTGCATATACCTAAAAGCCGCCTTCTGAATGAACGGGATCAGGAAGTCTTCTTGGAAGTTCACCAGAGTGCGCTTGTACTTCTTGATGATGGTGGCAACAGCCATAGACATACCACCTTGGCCCATGTCTCTAGCACCAGCACTGACCATACCTTGAGAATCCAAAGTTCCCGTGGATTGCAGAAGCATTCGCTCAAAATCCTTGGCAGTGGCTAGGTTGTTGCCATCAGTCTGCCCAAACTTGAAGGGATACAGAATCTCTGAAGGTGCGCCATTGGTAAGAATGGCCTTCCCAGGCTTGACTTCAAACTTAGCACCACGGGGAAGACGGGTTGCATCCATTGCAATCATGGGGCTGGTGGTCAGCGCCAATGAATCCAAGTGAGAACGAATCTGAGCATCAATAGCCTTTTGCATATTGAAGGCTTTTTCCACTGTGCCACGACCAAGCAGACGATTGGGAACAGTGTCATCTTGGTATGTCAAAACAGGGCGATCCTTCATCATGTAAGGATTTGCCTCTGCTTTAAGCAACTGCCCATCGTTGGCAATTACGACAATGGCCTCAACCATGTCTGAATATTCTTCAGCAGCAGAACTCTCAGGGAACAAATCAACAATGTTCTTGTTCTCTTCAAGATTCTCTAAGTATTCCCGTGGAACCAAGCCATAGTAGGTTAGCAACAATACCTTTTCATCCTGGTACTGGCTTACCTCTTGGGTGGGTTCTAGGTCAGTATCTTCATAAGTGGGCGTAATGTCTACTTTGCGGTAGATTCCACGCTCAATGCCTTCAACAATCTTGTGAATAGAGATGTATTTCTCTATAGCCACCCCCATGCAGTCATCAACTGAGGTTCCATTGGGGTCAAAGAGGAAGTTTTTTGGATTTACAGGTGAAATTTTGACTGAAACCCTGTCTTTTTCCACTACGCCAATGGCGGCTTGTCCCATTTGCCCAGGAATTGCCTGAGTAGAGGGTACAAACTGCTTTTCAGTCTTAACGACAATCTCGCCAATGCCTGTTCCATAGATTTCTGCCATCAACTCAATGGCATCAATGGATTTACGAATCTTGTCTCGCTTGAAATCCTCCATCAACTGGGCTTTTAGGACTCCAACATCGATGGGGTTGTTGTTCACATCCCGAATGTCATCTTGAATGTCAAAGAACTCGCCTTGACCAAAGATAGCTTCCATGATCTCAGCATGGCGAGTCTCTACAGCTTGTTGGGTGGCAGGGGTTACGATGCGTGAACGCTCAGACTCACGGGTTTTGTCTTCAGATGCCCACTGTCCGCGAAAGATTCGCTCGTATTCAAGCCAATCTGGGAGGAAGTTGGTATCTCTGTAGTCACGCCAGCGGTTGCAATGGTCAGTAACAAAATCAGTCAGTTCTTTATCAGCCTCAGTAGGCTCATAAAACTCATTTTGCTCTAGCTTTTCTTGCTTATCTGTTGCCATTAAACCCCCGATATGATGTCTACAGGCTCCCACTCTTCATCTTCTTCACTCTCAAAGTAAGATGTTACAGCCAATTGGTCAATATAACTCAAAGCATCAGGTAAGTCATCATGTACGCCATTGGCAGGAAACATCAAGAGTTGGTCAGTGAAGTCATCCCAATCTTCTTCAGAGTTCAGCACAATTCGCCCATGCTCAAACCGCCCTTGGAGACTCCAGATGATTCTGTCTGTCTTTTTCCTGTTGCCATGCGTTAGGTCAACTATGTGCGAATATACATTATTTTTCCGCATCAGGTCACTGAGGTACGGCAAAACAGCGTTTTTTAACGCTCCACGCTCGATTCCCACCGAAATTGGCCTGTAATCCCGCATCTTCATCAGGATTTTGGCGGCAGTTTCCCGAATGTCCCACCGCCCGTGATCTATCTCTTTGACAAACCACTTGCCATCATCAGTGACTTTGACCACTGCAATGGCACTCTCATCTAGTCTTTTTTTCGCGTTAGCAGCTTGTTTAGCCACTTCTTCAAATCCTGCCAAGTCGATTGCAATGAAGTAACTACCATACTCAGGTTCCACACCATATTTGATCCAATCTTCTTTAAAAACATCGCTTCCTGCGTTGTCAAAGGATGCCAAGTACTCCTGCTTGAAAGCAAAGGAACTCAGCGTCTTCTTGGCAGACTCAATCTCAGTTGGGTCTATCAATGGGTTGTCTTGGGTTGTGAAGTGCCAAGACTTCCAATCAGGGTCAGACTCCTCTTGGCCCATCTTGAACAGATCATAGAACCAGTTACGTCCCTTGGGTGTGCCGATGAATATGGCTCTGCCCTTTTTGTCTGACAAAGAAGCCCTGATGACTTGCTCCCAGGCTTCAGGCTTAATGTCCGCAACCTCGTCTAGCACCGCATAGGTAAGGGACACACCCCGCAGGGTATCTGGTCTATCAGCACCACGAACATAAATCTTTGCACCATTTATCATGGTGATATCCATATTGTTGATGTGACTGTTTTGGATAACATCCCGTCCAA